GAGCCGTAGACGTAGTTAGGAGAGACGACGACCTGCTCGGTATATTGCCCGTCGTAGATATTTACGACCGTTCCGGGTGTTAGACCAATAGGGTCAATCATAGTAAAGCTAGCCGAACCCGCGGTAGCCGAGGAGATTAAGCCGTTACAGAATCCGGCGACGTAGTTATAGCTCGTATAAATACGGGATCTAATCGAGGGAGGGAATCCGAAGGAGAGTGGTCCCTGCGAGCTATAGGTTAAGCCGAGCATAGAGAGCGGGTAGATAATCTGCGACTTCTCGAACCAGCATTGGCTAAGAGTCGAGCTAGGGACGGTAATCATATTCGTAGGGGTTACGCCGTAGGAAAGGGAGTTAAGCGCGACGACGTTATTATAGTCGGGGCTAATAATTAGGAAGCCTTCTTGCGTAATTCGCGTCCGTTGTTGCTCGGTAAAGTTTTGAGCGATAAGAGGCTGATTAACGTAAATGTCAATCCACGAAGAGGCGCGCTGGATAACTGACGCTAGCTCCGCGTCCTGCTGAGCTTGAGTACCGCCGTTTACTAGGTTCGAGTAGTCGATAGCCGTAGGAGCGTTCTTATACTCGGCAATCGTTAGATATGAACCCGATTGGAACTGTGTAATCGGTGATACTGCCGCCATGTTTAGTCTCCGTCGGTTCTAGGGGTTGCGTCGTATTCGTGTCCGCAACGTCCGCACTTACGGAACCACGAACCGAAACCGCACTCGGTACAAGTGTACCCGCGCTCGGTATCTCCTGCCGAAAATCTTGCGAGGTTCTCTTCTACGAAACCCTCTGCCTTTAACGCTCTAATATGCCCCGGGTCATTAACTGAATATAAACCTGCGCGATCCGCTTTATATCGAGCGACGCCAGCTTGCGTCTTGATATTAGTTTCCTTAACGAATCCGTCGCGTGGTACTAGTCGTGCCATGTATTACGCCTCCTTTGTATTAAGAAGGGAGAGAGTCATTACGACTCCCTCCCAACTTATTGTGTTACTTACTATGCAGCGGTGATTCCTGAAACTACGCCATTCCAAGCAGGTGCAACGCAGAAGAAGGTACCACGGAAGTATGTGCTGAATTCATAGGCGAACTGAGTGACTGGCCATTGAATTCCCATGTAATCCTGCACCAAGTAGTTAGACCAGACATCAGAAACCTCTGTGTCAGGAATTGGCAAGGTCCAAGAGATTACAGGTGCAACACCCTGTGGAAGCCATGGGTGAACAATCAAGTCAACAGACTTGCCGGTCACTTCATTAACGATTCCACCAACGACTGAACCGAGGACTGCGCCTGAGGTCTCGTCTTGTGTGATGTTGAGACGGTAGTTAGCGTTAGCTGAACCCTTGATAGCGTCTGACAACTGCTTGCGGTCAGAACCGTTAATCAAGATAGCGTCTGGGTCAGCCTTTACGTTGTTGTAAAGACCAGCGAATACGGTCTGGAATTCAGTACCCGGATTCGAGTTAGAGAAGGTTCCCGCAATGTTGTTGATATAACCTGAGTTAGATCCCAAAACTGTTGGAAGGATTCCGTCATAGCCTGTTGCGTAAGCAGAGGTATCAGACGAAGCGCGAGAAGCTAGAGCGCCGGAAGTTGTAAATGGAGCTTGGTTTCCGGTAGAGGAGGTTCCGGTTCCGCCGAGAGTAAAGACGGTACTAGTTGTACGACCCTGATAGTGAGCGTTAGCTACACCAGTAGTTGTACCTGCGTAGACGTTGTAACCGAGTGCGCCAGCTACTGCTGAGATAGTTACGGTAATCGCCTGTGAAGAGGTTGTTGTTGACTGAACAGAAGTAACAACAGACTCACCGAAACCGGTAGAAGAGATACCAGCGTCAGCGGTTACGTAGATGTAGTAGGTGTTATCAGCGAGAGCGGTAACTGAACCTGCGGCTGAAATCTTGCCGAGGGTTACAGTTGCAGGAGCTGAAAGTGCGCCTGAGTAACCTGAGGCAGTTCCGCGACCCATCAATATCATGCGCTCTTCCATAAGCATTGTTGCGTAGAGGGTAGAGGTTGAAGAGAGCTGACGGAGATCTTGGTAACCCAAGCCTGAGAAGTTAGCGTCAAATGAAACGCTATCTGACAAGCTGTATGAGTTGTATGGCAAGACTAGATCGTCTGCGGTGTAGGAAATCTTTGGACCACGCTCGAAGTTAATCGAACCGAAAGCAGTTGTGGTGCTCTCACTTACGCCCGGCCAAATGTTTCCTTGTCCGCCAGTCCCTGTACCTGTGTAGCCAGTAATGCGCTTTACACGGTGGCTTGTGCCGACGCCCTTCTTGCGAGGGATACGGTTACGAAGTGGTGTAGGACGTGGTGTCAAGAGCTTAGCTGGTGCTTCGAGGTCAAACGCCGCGAAAGAAGTGCTAAGTGGTGAGGTCAGCGAGATGTCCTTCTGGATATCTTGCATAGCGGTACGCTGAGAAGCGATTGCGTTGTTAAGACCTGCGAGAGCGTCAGGAGCGAGTGACTTGTTAGCTGCGAGAGCTTCGAGAGTCGCTACTGGGTCTGCTACCGGAGCTTGTCCGGGTACTGTAGAAGCGTTGGAGAGCGCCTTACCGAGTTCGGTGGCGTATTCGTCCATGCGCTTTGCCGCCTTCTTAGGTGACTCTACGTCACTAAAAAGGTCAGTCGCCTTAGGAGCGTTCAATGACATTTTTTACCTTTCAGTAAAGAGGTTGGTTTATTCTTCGTCAGTAGCTTGTCCGGCTTTAGCGAGAAATTCCTTCTCGAGAGCCTTATAGCCTTTAACGAGGATTGGGTCGGTTGTAGCTTGTGCCTTTAGGCGGTATTCCGCCGCTTTAGACAGTAGCTCGTTGTTATCGACAAGAGGCGCACGACCAGTCCGCTTAGGACCACCGACGACTACTGCCGACTTTGCTGCTACGAGTTCTGATTCAAGAGCTACCGCCTTCTCTTCCGCCGCCTTAGTTGCCGCGTGAAGTTCTGCGATCTCAGCCTTGACCGATTCAGTCGCACTCTTTACAGCTTTCTCTACGATAGCGGAGACCGCTTTTTCGTCGAGAATATCTTTTAGCTCTTCCTTAGCTTCGGCTACGAGGTGTTCGACCTCGGCTTCGATAGCGTGAGCTTCTTCCTTAACTTCCTCTACGACGGTCTCGGTAGGAGCGTCGGTAGCAGGAGCTTCTTCGCCTTCGGCAGACTTGATATTTCCGTCTGTATTAAGAGAAGCCGCGGTAGAAACGTTAGCGGTCGTCGAGATACCGCCGTTATTTCCGGCGATCTGAACGGTAGCTAGTCCGTGGTCTTGTCCTACTAAGCCGCAACCGCACTCGAGGCACTTAGAAACTGACTTAGCCGCCATGCACTTAACGCAAGGAGACTTATCGCAACCGCCGTCTTTAGCGCAAGCGGCGCAACCGTCGCAGTCGCAATCCTCCGAAGCGTCCTTAGACGCGGAGAGTTGGAGCATATCGGCGTCGGTAGACATAGCTTCGCCTTCTTCGACTTCGCCTTCGTACCAGTTAAAGAGGTGCTTAAGAGCGGCGATAAGAGTTTCGATATCGTCGCGTTCGTCCGAGCCTTCTGCCATTTCGCCAGCTTCGACGATAATTAGGTTAGCGAGCGCCTTACGAGCGGTGTCGTATGCGGCTTGGTCAAACTTAACCTTATCGCCGTTTACTGCCTTCTCGTGCATTTCGATAATAGTGTCGATTATAGGTGATTTCTTCACGTTCCAGTCCTCCGGTAGTTGGTCGACCGCACCTAGAGCGCGAGCGCGACGGATAATATGCTTCTTAGTAGCGGCGGGATCCTTAGCACGTCCGAACGCCTGAATAGCGTTCTTAAGGTCTGCCACAGTTTTAATAGGGTACGAGCCGTCCGGCATAGCTTGTCCGGCGCTCGCGGCGTCCTCGCGTTCTGATTGTGAAAATTCGCGCTTTTCGATTAAATCTTCGACCTGAGTTAAAGTCGATTCTCCGCCGACGCTCTTAGCGAGTACGAGCTGGCAGGTAGGGTTAGCAGGACGGTCTACGAGAGAGACTTCTACGATTTGTCCGTCGATAATACGACCGTTAGCCGCCTTCTCGTCACGAACGACGCGTGGACCTTTAATACCTATAGAGAATCCTTTAAGAACCTTCGCCTCGACCTTCTTAACAGAAGTAGGATCGACGACGTGAGCAGTAACGTAAAAACCGTCGCTCTTAGTATCGAGTTCCGTCGCAACGCCCGCGGCGATAGAGGAGTGTTGTTCACGGATATTTCCTCCTGACTTAAACCACTCTGGCATAGCCTTCGATAGCCAGTCGTTATCGCAAATTTGCTGGTCAATATCTAAGTCGTCGCTCGTAGCTTTTCCGTAGACGGTAATAGTGCCGTCGTCGTTCTTGTCGTACTTAATAATCTCGGCATACGAGGTTGCGAAGTCTTGCGCCATATTTGCTTTCTCCTTGTTAAGTTTAGAAGCGACACTTTCAGCCCAAGACTTTCCAGCGTCACCACCCCAAGCGTCCCAAGCTACGCGCCCGGGTGAAGGGAATCCTTTTTCGCCCTGATTAAATCCCTCTGCCTTTTTATCTACTTCATGACGAGCGAAGAAGCTCACCATACGCATAATGGTATCGCGTGATATTCCTTCGCGTCTCGAAAGTTGTCCCGCTCTCGTACGACCTGCGCTAGTAAATCCGTCTCCGGCTTTACCGTCCGCGATCCAACCGAGTGCGCGTTTAGCGGCGCTCGCTACCGACGCGGGAGGCGTAAAGGTTTCCGACATATTTAGTTATTAGGCAGAGTAGATAACGGATACTGCGCCGGTTGCCGTTCCTGCCGCGGATACCGCGTAAAGGGAGTCGTTACCGTGAAGCCAAATTTGTACGGTTCCGTTAGCCGCTAGGTTCTGTCCGCCGTTAATACCTACGGTATTAGTAACCGCAGAATCACCTAAGAAAACAGCCGCGCTATCGCGGTTATTTACTTGTACCGCTACATAACCGACGCCATTAGGCATAGTTACGAGAAGGGTCGGAGTAGTACCTACCGTGATATTTGTATGATTTAGCGCCATAGGATTTCCTTATCTGCGTTTAGAGTTAGATTGTAGAGGTTTTACGTTACTTACGCTTGGCGGTGCGAAGGTTGCGTAACTATCATCTTCGCCGTCGTCGGTATTTGCGTTATCGGTAAATCCTTGCGAAGCTCCGATAATTCCGCCAAGAGTCATATCGGAAGGAGCGCTCTGCTCGGTATACGTCTGTAGAGAATCTAAGGTTACGGAGTCAGGGACAACGGGTAAGACTTTACAGACGCAATTAGGGTGCGCCGGAGGTTGTAAGTCTCCCGAAGGAAACTCCTGACCCATTTCGACGATTTCGCCGTCGTTATCTACGCAGTCGCAGTTAACGGGATCCGTAGCCGACCACTCCCATTGGCTAATTCCCATAGCGTTATACGTATCCGCCGCCGCCGCGTTAGAAGCTCGAGAGCCTTCGGTACGAGCGATTACGAGAGCGCGAGGAGTAGAGCCGAGAGCGTCGTTAATCATTCCCGCGATTTGCTTAGACGAAGCTCCGATAGCGATACCGTTAGCGAGCTGAGTACCGAGTAAGTCGTAGCTCGTTTCGTTAATCGACTTAATAACGATATCCGCTCTATCGAGTAGTCCTTTTAGCCCGCCGCTAGGAGCGATAAGAGCCGAAGCCGCTCGGTTTCCGGGTTGCCAGTTATCCCAGTTAATCGAGAGGTTAGACTTCTTACGAGCCTTTACGGTTCGGTAAACGTAATCTTCGGCGCTCGCCTGTCCGGTCGAATACATTTCGGCGTAGAGGCGCGAGAGGATATTTTTAAGAGTCTTACTATCCGTCTTTACCGCGTGAATAGCCCAAGCTCTAGCTCGAGCGCGGTCGTGAGACATAAACTCGGTTACGACCGGGTGGGTCTGTAGATAGTCTCGTACGATAGCCGTCGAGTCGACGCTCTGGACTAAAGCGGCGCGTATCTTTATCGCGTGTTTAGCCGCAATCCTCTCGCCTACTAAATCGGCTCCCCACTTCACGCCGTATAAGCCTTCGCTAACGATTTCATAGTCTCGATATCACCGTCGAAGTAGCACCGGTTAAGAGCGTCTCCGACTATCGGATCGAGGTGCTTAAACTCGAATTGGCGAGCGCGCTTACCCTTACTCGACCACTTCATAAAGGCTTTAACCTCGTTAGCGGCTTCCTTAGCGTTATCGGGAGTACCGAGCCAGACGGGTACTTGCTCCATACCTAAGAGCCACATAGCGAAGAGGCGGTGGTGACCGTCGATAATGATTTGCTTCTCGCCGTCGTCGTATACGAGAGGATAGCCGCGATAAGGAGTTAGGGCTTGTCCCATAGACTCGATATGGTCGGCGACGTTAGAGCGGTCGAGAGCGGTATCGGTTCCGTAAAGGTCTTTTACGTTTACGAGAGTTAACTGCGCTTTAGACCAGACGTCAGGGTCTACGGGATAGTTACCGTTCTCGGTCTCGACGATAGACCACGGGCTAGATACGGAGTCCGAAAGAGCTTCGGGGTTATCCGATACAGGGTGGTCTCCTGCCGCGTTAGGGAGGATATGGAGCTTCGAGAGAGCGTCCTTAACTTCCGCCTTAGACGGGACTCCCGCTTTCGAGGCGTCGTTAGGTAAAGGGTTAGTCTCGCTAGGTAAAGGCTTAGCTTCTGGCTTCTCTT